AGTAGAAGTGAATTGATTGACTGGCTCAAATCCCTCAGACCTCAGAACACTTGGAAGCCGAGTAAGGAACAGATGGAGGCGTTATACGATTCTATTCCACAGAATGTTATGGAAATTTCAAAAAGAGAAATGCTTTTAGATTCTCTTTATATCGACCTTAGAAAACTTTAAAAAATGATACAAAGACCTGTAAACGAGATAGATTTTGAGCAAGAGCTATTCAAAACATTCGGGCAAGTGAAAGATTTCACTCTCGCTATGGAAATTGCCAAGTGGTTCTATGATTTGGGCAGAAACCATCGAGAACCTACAAATGAACTCTTGTCAGAGGCTGTGGAAGCGAAATGTCTGATGTTATCTTATCCCGATTTGTTCAAGGTGTTGCTATGTCCCAAGATTACTGACAAGCTTGCAAATGGCGACAAAGTGAAACTTATAACACTCAAAAACAATGACTAACTGGTTAAAACGCATTTTCAATAATTCAAACTCAAAACAAATGGAAGAAACAAAGTATATCCCCAGGAAGGATAAAATTATGACTGAACGGTTCACGAACGAGGAACTGCTGGCTCTGATGCCAGAGCATGAGCGGGTTGACCGCGAGTATATCAAGGGTGCTATCGACTTCATCATGGAGAAGATGCCGTGCTATCAGGACATCGACGGCTACATCAAGCAGTGCTGTAGTGAGACATTCCCGTATCCGACGAATGAGCAGTTTCGCAATAGGGATGCTTACGTCGATGAGTACCGCAACTACTTCTACGAGACTCCCTACTACAAATTCAGGAACTGTGTTCAGTCGGAGTTCCTGAACCGCAGAGGCGTCCGTCGCTCATGGGAGGAGGCGTGTCAGATAGCTGCCAACAAGTGGATTGATATGATATTCGGCGCGCACATTCAGGATAACGGTGATCGTACAGGAAATAGCAACATGGCTATGATGCTCGGAACGTTGGTTAAGGAGAAGGCAATGGACGGGTGCGGTGACAACGTGCCCGACAAGGCGCGTGAGTTGCTGTATCAATACTATCTCGGTGGTTGCATCTACAAGAGCGACGACGGCCATGAGTTCAAGTGTGAGCCTTATAGCGACTATGGACCTAACTCGCCATTGTACGACATTCTTGTAAAGGCTGGTGTGGATGAAAAGGACGCTGGCAGCATCACTCCTTGGAAAACCCGTATTGAGATAGATGAAAACGACAACGCTGTGATTCTGATCGGTTATCAGAAGAGAACCTACTTATAATCATCATAAGACACATAGCCATGAAAACTTACGTAATAACATTATCAAAAATTTTCCTTTCCACACACCCAAGACATGGTGAGCTAACCATGTTCAAAGAAAAGTTTCTCGGCAGAAACAATCCGTCGTGTGTTGGCAAGATACACACTATGCGATCAAATTTCCCCAGATGGGAAAGGATTATCGGCGAGGTTCAATGCGGCGAGGCACAGCTATCAATCAGACAATGGTCCGCCAAACCATACCGCAGCAAGCAAGAGATAGTGGCTACGCTCACTAAGGAAGACGGTGTCGGCATCCAGAAACTGGAGTTCATCCCAGATGCCGACGGAAACACCATGTGGAACAGATATGCCATCGACGGCCATCATGTAGCCGTCCCGTCGCTCGAAACCTTGGCTAACAATGACGGACTATCACTTGAAGACTGGAAAGCATGGTTCAAAGGAGCCAAATTCGACAAGCCATTGGCCATTATTCATTTTACCGGATTCAGATATTAAAATGGAGGAATATAATGAAACGTAAAAACAACCACAGGCTCATATCAAGAAACGAAGCCGCGGAGCTGCTCGGATGCACTTCGCAAACCATATCGAATTATCTCAACAACGGCTCACTCAAGGGTCATGTAAGACAAGGGAGGTTATACATCGACCGGACAACCATCGAGCAATATATGGACGTGTTCAAGGACACTGAAGCCTTGGAGGGCAAAAGACGTGAGTTGTCCGACTTGCATAAGATGATAGACAAGGAGATTGATGAATTCAGACGAACCTTAAGGTATGCCACCGCTGTATCTGGCAAGGTCAATGTATCAAAATTTCTCGAAAGTCTGTGCGAATTTGTTGATGTTGCCGGAATTTACACACAAAGAGAGCAGGATGTTATATTCAACATTATTAAAGGGCGCGACATTTCGTACATTGCCGACAAATACGGTCTGACACACCAACGTATCATTCAAATAATAGCAAAGGTAGTCCGTAAAACTGGTCATCTGAAAAGAATCACCAACGAATTGCTTATGTTGAGAAAAGAAAACGCCGAGCTAAAGAAAGCTTATTCTGATTTAAAGACAACAGTGTCGATTTTGGAAAACAAGGCACCGGAAGATGTAATAGAGGCTAATGCTCCGCTTGTCGCATTGCTCAATACCCCGATTACAGACTTAGACCTTTCTGTTAGAGCTTTGAATTGTATGAAATATGCAGAAATATCGACCTTGGGTGAACTTGTGAAACACAATAAGAGCGAGTTGTTGAGATATCGCAATTTTGGCAGAAAGTCGCTGACGGAAATCGAAGAGCTGCTTCAACAATTTGGATTACGTCTTGGAATGATCAAGGAATAACAAATATGAAAGAAACAAACCTCACAATCGAACAGATTGAAGACATGCTTGTCGGTCATCCCGATTCGCCTTTCTACATCAGACAGAACATAGTTGTGCCAAATGTGGACTGGGGTTTTCTGAACCACGAAGCCGACCTGCTGATAGAAAGCCGCTCGCATTATCTCACCGAGGTTGAGATTAAGCGTACATGGAAAGACTTCATGGCTGATTTCAAAAAGAAGCACACTCACGATGATCCCAAGTTGTCGCATTTCTATTATGCGGTGCCCCAAAGTATTTCCGAAAAGGTATTCCGGCATCTGTATGAAGGAGAAATGCCGAAATCCGTATGGCGACATGCCGAAGTCGTAAGACCTACCGAGAACAACCCGCATGGGTGCGGAATCATCTTCTATGAAGAGCCTGGCGACAACAATCCACGTCCAAGATGCAGGATATTGGTTCCGGCAAAACGTATGGGTGATTATGCAATCACAGACAAAGAAGAGTTGAAACTACTCCGCTTGTGCGGAATGCGCGTCTGGTCATTGAAAAAGAAAGTTGCAAAACTTCAGGCAAAAATAAAAATGGAATAACAACAAACAGCATCCAACTCCCATATCTATTATAAAATGAGATAACGTATGGGTTGTAACGTGTTTCATTACTTTTTTTCTGCGAAGGGCGGCAAGATGACGCCGCCCTTTTTAATCAATTAAACCTGCTATGAATCTTCAAAAAGAAAAACAAGCACTAACCCTTATCAAGTCACTTGATGGACTTGAGCCTGAACTTGCATACAGCGGCGGCAAGGATAGTGATGTCATTCTTGCACTTGCACAAATGAGCGGCATAAAGTTTCATCCAATTTACAAGATGACTACCATTGACCCACCATTTACAGAGGCTCATGTGAAATCGAAGGGGGTTGAGATTCACAAACCAAAAAATACTTTTTTTGAATTGGTACAAAAGAACGGATTCCCGACAAGAAGAGCTCGATTTTGTTGTAAGTTTATAAAAGAATATAAAATTCTCGATAAGGCCATTCTGGGAATTAGGAAGAATGAAAGCACTCGAAGAGATAAGTTATACAAAGAGCCCTCCCAATGCCGCATTTACTCCAAAACAGAACGAGTAGAACAGTTTTTCCCAATATTGTATTGGACTAATGAAGATGTGTTGGACTTTATAAAGTATTATAACATTCAGCTTCATCCTCTCTATTATGATTCATGGGGGGGGGTACAAATAAACAGACGTTTAGGATGCATGGGATGTCCTCTAAAATCAGACAAAGGGTTGTCTGATTTTGCGAGATATCCTAAGCTCATGAGACAGTGGATTATAAATGGGAAAATTTGGTTAGACGGCCATCCCAGGGCAAAGTCGCATATAAAGTACGGCAATGCGTACGATTTGTTTTTTCACAATGTTTTCTGTAAATCTTACGAGCATTATCTGTTTGTAACACGTGGCTTGTTTGGCCGTCTCGACAGCAAACAATGGCTCGAAGATTATTTTCAGATAACACTTTAGAATTGACTCTACACCCATATAAATAAGGTAATTACATAATTGTCACCACAAATAGCAGACAAGTAATCTATAAAAAATTTTATTTTAGACTTAATTAGTCTTAATTTTGCAAACCCAAAGACAAGTACAGATGATTCTGAATCTAAACAATAACAATTCAACCGAGAGAAGCAAGCCCGAGATCGCATGGAGAGATTCGGCAGAGGTAAAAGCTTTCGTGGCTCACGCCGAGCGTGTAATGCAGTGGGGTGGTATAGAATACAATCTAAACAGGCTCTATAAAACCGTATTGGATTTGGCCGAGCAAGCTGAAGATAGCGGCATAAAGGAAGATTACACATTTTGCCTGTCCATACAGCGAATAGACCTTGGAAAATCATATAATGGTGGCGGAGCTGGTTTAAACGGCTTGCTGAATGTTTTCTGCGAAGCCAACGTATATCTGTCAGAACAACTGGCTATCATGACTGGGGGGCAATATAAGGTGGAAGAACAGCGAGGTGGAGCTTTTGATGTTGCCGACGAACTCAGCAACGGATATCTCAGAGAAGCAATACATACATTTGCCGAGTTATGTGAAAAACTTGGCGATGCAATCAATGCCAGGAACGATTACGACAACTGGCAAAACGTCTCAGTTTCAATACTCAAAGATGGAGGGGCATGGACTTCAGAAATGGCGCCACTCGCCTATCCAATCAGCATGTCGGATATATTTGGCAAAGTTGTTGATATAATAAATCAGTAAAAAATGAAACAGTTGAGACCAAAAGATTTGGACAAATTGTCGCAGATACTTGATATTGATCTCGCCATCGTAGAGAAATTAAACAACATGGGTATGCTCAGTCAGCGAAATGCCTTGTCAGCGTGTGTTGCAAGCGACTGGTTGAGGTTGAAGAAGCTCCGCAAGTTCAGAAGAGACGCCCTTATCCAAGCTTTGAGCGACGAATATGATATGCCCAAAAGTACTATTCTGAAAATTGTTTATCCCCAAAGAGGCAGGAGGCAGGAATATTGCGAGGAATGCGGTGAACCGGTTGGAAAAATGGAAAAGGAGCGCAATAATGGACTATGCGACAGATGTATGGCAGACAAGATACTGAATAACAACCTATAAGTTAAAATTCAATTATTATGAAACAAGAAAATAATTGTACAATCACAAAGTGCAAAAACAAAGATGGTTCAAGCAAAGAAAATAGAGACAATAATATCAGGAATACAACAAGAAAATCAACATTAGTTGATGATGATTTTATAGAACAGTATAAAGAAAAAGAATCAACCGGAAGCATTGCTGGGCCTATATTGTTTTTCGTGGGTTTATTCTTTTTAGGAATAGGTTTCTGTGAATGTTGGTATCCATTATTTCTTTGCGTTTTTCACTGGGGTCTATTGCGCTACGGATATGGCAGTATTAAAACTAAGTCTTTAGCCAAATGGTCACTTGCCTACAGTATAGTAACTATTATCATATTTGGTATTGCGACTCCGATTTATTGGACAGCCGACACATTGGATGGATTATGGATAGGGTTTGCCTTTATTTGTTCTATCGGCATGACGTTTAATACTATGGTTAAACTCAGACTTTTTAAATAAACACCATCAATCAATTACTCAAACCATTAAGTAAATACCAAGATTTCTTATACCATGCATTAATCCATTCGACAGCTTCTTGACATCCATTATTCGCGGCTTCAGTTATCATTTCAGAACCTTTCATTTCATTCAAAAAATGCGAACTAACACCGTCACCGTAATAATATATCTTCCCTATTTCAAACAATGCTTTTTCTCTGCGAACATCTTGGGATATACAATAGTATTCAACCGCCTTGTCATCGCTTTGTGGCATACCTTGACCATTAAGATACATTTTAAACAACATGTATGAGGCCATTTTCTTGCCTTCAGCGCCCGTTGAAGCCAATCTCTCCAATAAATCAGCCGCCTTTGTATAATCTTGCGGCACACCTTGCCCCTCATAATAACAACTTCCAAGTACTAATAAAGACTCAAAATAATCTTTGTTCTCCAAAGCCATTGCCGCCCATTTAGCAGCAGCATTGTAATCTCTGGCAACGGGTATGTCCGTAAAATATATCACTGCGAGTGAGTTTTGGGCGTAGCCAGATCCTCTTTCTGCAGCTTTTTGATAACACATTATTGCATCTTCATAATTCCTATTCTTAATATATTCATCCCCCTGCTTTACAAGTTCTTCGGTGGTTGGATTGCAGGCCGACAATATCAATGCGACTATTGAAATAACAGCAATAGATTGTATGGATTTTAACATAGTTTTAAAATTAGATCAAGTGCAAAAATACTGATTTTTTCTTAACGTGGAACATTTTTGAATTTTAATACCTAAAACGCTATAATTCAACATCTTAAACGCTATTCATTATTTTAATTATCTTAACGTTAAGTGATTGATTAGCAGACAATTACAAAATTTTCGTCTCATTTTTTTAACGTAACTTCGTGCCGTGAAAATGATGTTAAAAATGGACGTTTTAGCCACACACGAATCAAAGGTAAGCACCAAGATGAAGCTCGTAAAGTCATCTGACACGGGTTACATTGTCGGATTTGTTTCAAGGAACCCGAAGACTGGTGCTTGGCGCGGTGTCAGACAAGACAGTGCGTTTCCCAAAAAGGTTTGTGTTCTTGACAGACGCCTGATTCCATATACGCTAACAAACAGACTATACGATGTGACAATGATCCCCATGAAAAATAAGGATGGCTTCGTCATCGTAGAGGCGTTACCAGTCATGTTCAAAGCTAAAATCACTACATATCATGTTGAGAGACAGATATATAAGGTAGAAGTCGTGTTTGGAGGAAGCAGCATCATCTATGATCCTATGGAAGGTCGCCTGCACTCTGTAAAAGACCAGCAAGCGGCGGTCGAGGCACTGAGAAAACGGACTGACATACAGGACATAAATATAGTCGTGGAAGAGTTTTCAAAGGCCTCTGAAATGATTTTGTCCGCATTCAAACGTGAAATGCCGGAATTGGCTATTAGAAATATGGCGAGAATACATCATACGGCCAAATATTGATTGACAAACATTAAAAACATAAAAATAATGGCATACTGTTTCGGTCAGATAGACCTCACAAAATTAGGCGACATTGCGAGAAAACACCCGAGTCTCGTAAAAAAAGTCACATTCAAAGACGGCAGAGAACACCAGCTGCTGAACGTTGGACTGGTGGAAACAAGAGGTGACAACAATGGGTACAACAAGGCCCTGCGAGTGAATTGCAAGCAAGACGAGCAAATACAAGGCCTGAACTATTTTGTCGGAAGCCTGAAAGAGGCGGATAATACCAATACCCAAGCCGTCACTCATTCTCCAGCGCCAGCAAACACCGAAGACGACAACGATTTACCATTTTAATGTCAAGTATAAACAATAATCATATAACACCATGAAAAAGCATAGAATAAATCCCGATCCGAACGAAAAACTCTGCGCCCTCTGCACATATTTCAAGAGAAACGCTTTCAACAGTCCCGAAGGCCAATGCACCGCAGTCAATCAGCCAGTTTTCTTCTCAAAAAAAATAGGCAAGGTTATTCAAGGACAAGTCCAGATTTACGGACACTTCCATTGTTCAAATAATCATTTTAAAAAGAAATAGATCGTCGTGAGACGTGATGTAGGGGTGGTTTTTATTCATGGACTTTTTTATAAGTAAATAATTATTATCTTCATTGTATTTCGTTCTGCCACCCCTTTTACCGAAAATCATAGCCATATAATGGCATCGGTTACTTTCACACTTTTATTTGATTTATTTGCTTTTAATTTCGTTCTGCCGATGCCATTTTCACAATAAGACAACTGCCCATATTTCGTAAAGTTGGTCGGAGGTGTGTGAGACAAAGTGCGAAAGGATGCACTACCTGAATGGTACTCCAAGATGCGGGTTCGAGCCCCGTCGCCTCCACAAAGCAAAATGAAAATCAAAAAAAATCAACACTATGTTTGAATTATTCAAAAACAAAAAAAGGCTGATCCGGCAAAAGGATTATTACAAGGAACATTGGCAATCCGAGGTAGCGACATGTAAAGACTTGAAGCGTCAGCTGCGTATCAGCGATATGCGCATATCATCCCTTGCAATGCGCAATGACGAACTTAAAGAACAAAATGAAAATCTCCAGTTAGAGAGTACGGCAAGGCTCAATATGTACAACGACGAACACGCCCTGGCTCTGAAACTCAAAAAGAAAATCGAATCGTTGGAAAGCCGCAACGCAAGTCTCGCCGAAGAAAACAGGAAGCTGCGCTATCCGAAAAAAGAAGATCACGACCCGTTTATTCACGAATAATACCTACTATATGAAAAAAATCATCCTCAAACACATTTCCCTGCTCAACTTCAAGGGAATCAGAAGTCTTGACATAGACTTTAACGAATCCATCACAACCATTAGCGGGCGCAACGGCACTGGAAAGACCTCTGTTATGGATGCTTTCACTTGGGTCCTGTTTGGCAAGGACAGCAGAGACAGAAAGCAGTTCAATATCAAGACATTTGATGAAAACGGCGCCGTCATAGAACAATTGCCACACGAAGTCACAGCCATATTACTCGTTGATGGCACCGAGGTCCGCCTGTGCCGCAGATATGAAGAAATCTGGCGCACTCCAACAGGTGCCATAAAACCAGAGTTTAAGGGACACGAAGAAACACGTCTATACAATGACGTTCCATGCAACACTAAGGAATGGAAAGAAAAAATTGATGCCATTGTTGGAGAAGATATTTTCAAATACATCACCAATCCAGCGTATTTCTCCAGTCGTAAAGCCGACGAACAGAGAAGGATGCTTTTCAAAATGGCAGGGGGCATCACTGACGAAGAAGTAGCTTCGGGCAAAGACAATTTCAAGCAATTGCTCACCAACCTCAATGGCAAGACTATGGAGGAGTACAAGCGCGAGATAACAAACAAAAAGAAGCGTCTCAAAGACGAGGCATCGGGTATTCCAGCCCGTATAGACGAGCGCAAGCGCTCTATGCCCGAACCAGAGGACTGGACGGACATTGAGACCAAAATAAGAGAGAAGGACAATGAACTCCAATCCATTGAAAAAGAGACCAGCAATATTCTCGCCGCTTATGATGAGGCAGACAAACAAAGAAAGGCAACCGCCGATGAGATTGCTTCGCTCAACAAAAAACGTGTCAACAGAATGATTGACATTAAGAAAGAAGCTGATGAGAAGTATTATACCGCAAAACAGAAAGAAAACCAAAGAGACGCAGACATCCGCAACAAAGAGAGCGAGATAAAACGCCTCAATGAGGATTTGGATTATGAAAAGCGTGTTGTAGATGACTGCAAGGAAAAACGCAATAAACTCCTGGGTGAATGGAAGGAGATTAACGACTCCGCCATAACTTTCGACGAAAACGAATTTATCTGCCCTACTTGTAAACGCCGTCTTGACATTGCCGACATTGAGAAAAAACAGGAAGAAATCGAAGGCAACTTCAACAAGAAAAAAGCCGAACAACTCGCCGAGAACAAGCGTCAGGGAGTTGCCAACAATGAACGCATGGAGAAGTCCAAGGCAAAAATCAATCAGCTTGAAGCCGATATTGAAAGCAAGGAAAAGGAAATCAAGGTGTTGCGAGACATGAAATTCGATACAATCGAGAAGCCCGACACCGATGCTGAAGCTAAAAACGATCCGGAAATTATCCGTATTGACAAGGAAATCGAGAGTTTGAAAAAAGAGCTTGAAGAAGACACCGCAAGACCAGACACAACCGAGTTGCAGCAAAGAAAAAACGCTGTCCAAAATGAAATCACTGATTTGAAAATCAGGCTCTCAAAGAAAGATGATATTGAAGAGGGTAACAAGCGCATATCGGACCTTGAAAACCAACTCCGCAGCCTGAATTGCGATATTGCCGAACTTGAAGGCATTGAGAATACGATGTTTGAGTTCAATAAGCGTCGTACTACGCTCATCGAGGACAGAGTCAATGGCTTGTTCAAGTATGTGAAATTCAAACTGTTCGACACCCAGGTCAATGGCGCCGAGATAGAAACTTGCGTCGCCACTATCAAAGGTGTTCCGTACGATGATGGTCTTAACCAAGCGGCCACCGTGAATGCAGGAATTGACATCATCAATGCCATCTGTCGTCATGTGGGCATCTGCGCTCCGCTATTCGTGGATCAGTCTGAATCAATCAACACCATCATTCCAACAGAAAGCCAGCTTATCAAGCTAAGAGTAAGTGAGGATGAAAAACTCGTGATTTATTAACCATCAAACACATATTACCATGAAAGCGAAAACAATAAACATCTTTGTCCTCGTGCTCACTGGATTGCTCGCAGCACTAAAACTTTGCCATGTAATTGACTGGAGCTGGATCATAGTCCTGCTTCCAGCCATGTTCCTGTTTGCAATGTATTTCACGCTGTTTATGACCATAATTTGTGCAGTTCTGACCACTTCATTTATTGAAATGATAGACGGCACAAAAGAAGACACTGGCAAAGACGGCAATGACAACAAAGACGAAAATCCACAAGTAAAATAATTATTGTTAAACAAATCAAAATCACATTATCATGAATTTCGGAAAAGCAATTGAAGCCTTGAAAGAAGGCAAAAAAGTAGCCCGCATGGGATGGAACGGAAAAAACATGTTCCTTTGGCTCAAACCAACCGCTACATTAAAATCTGATTTTCTTCGCGACCCAATCTTGAAACAAGTCGTCGAGGACAATGGCGGAACTATGGATGCCCTTGGTACCATCTGCATGAAAACAGCTGACAACAAGGTATTGACAGGATGGCTGGCATCACAGACGGATATGCTCAGTGACGACTGGATGGTTGTTGGTTCAGAAGCATCTGAACAAAAGAAAGAAGACAAGAAGTCCGACAAGGAGGACAAATACGCAGAGCAGATAGCAGAATTTCAAAAGGCTGCAAACGGTCTCAACGAATGGGTCTCTAATGACAAAGAATCAAGAAGCTTCATTCTCATAGTTTCTGAAACACATGGAGACGACCACAATACCTCTTGTGCCGTCGTTGGAAAAGAAGAGAACAATGTAAGAGGCGTGCTCCATGCCAAAAATGACGAAGAAACTTCTTTCGGTGAGATCTTACACAAGAGCAGTTTTGTTGAATTCTTAGCAGTTTTATCTAAAATCAAATAATTATGGAACAACAACAATCACAGGCTATAGCCAAGCAACAGCAAAGACCTGTTGACTTGCTTAAAACGATGATCAACGCTGACAGTGTGCAAGAGCAGTTCAAGAACGCACTCGGCAAGCACAAAGACGCTTTTGTAGCATCACTTATCGACCTTTATACAGGCGACAAAAAACTTCAAGCCTGCAAGCCAAAGGCGGTTATAGCAGAAGCTCTCAGAGCTGCAACATTAAACCTGCCAATAAACAGGTCGTTGGGATTTGCCTATATTCTCGTATTCAACAACACAGAGCGTGATGCTGAAGGCAATGAGATAAAAGTGCCGACGCCTACTTTCGTTCCCGGATATAAGGGATATGAACAGTTGGCAATGAGAACTGGACAGTATCGCTACATCAATGAGGGAGTGGTATATGAAGGAGAGTTCAAACGCTCCGACAAATTAACCGGCATGATTGACATTGGCGGAGAGAAGAAATCCGACAAGGTTGTCGGCTATTTCGCATACTTCCAGCTGCTCAACAATATGGAGAAATCCATATACATGAGCGTTGAGGACATGGCCAAGTATGCAAAAAGATATTCACCGGCGCTCAAATTCAACAACAAAATCACTGTTCCGATGCTTGTAAAGCTCGCCAATGAAGAGCCAAAGTCAAACACTGAAGGCTGGTTGGGTAACTTTAACGATATGGGTATAAAAACATGTCTCAGGCGCTTATTATCAAAACATGGTATGCTTTCCGTTGAAATGCAACAGGTGATAGCAAGCGAAATGAGTGCCGAGGCCAAAGCCTTATACGACCGCAACGACGCCATAGAAGACCGAGGGAACTCAAAGGAGATTGATGTTGACGAGGTTGACTATGAAGAAGTCACCGATGAAGAGACCGGCGAAGTTAAGACCAAGGCAAAGAAGGGCAAAAAGGACTCAGCCCCAGCCCAGCCAAAAGCTGAACAAAAGCAGGAGGAGGAAAAAACCGACGCCCCGGATAAGGGACAAGGTGACGGCACTTTGTTTAGTGGAAGCGAGACTGAGGGACCGGGTTATTGAGCATAAAGGAGGTGACAGATGAAAATGATTTGTCTTGGTTCTGGCAGTAGTGGCAATTGCTATGTTTTTAAAGCCTCTAACAGCACTTTGTTAGTTGAGGTTGGAATTGCTATCAACGAAATCAAAAAGGGCTTAAACTGGAAATTGGGCGATATAACTGGCGTGATTGTCTCCCATCGCCACAATGATCATGCCTTATCGGTAAAAAACCTCGCCGAATTAGGCATCCCAGTGTATGCCCTTGACGACGTGTTGGAATCGCACTGCATCCAAGACAATCATTTCTGTCACACAATAGAACCGATGCACGGGTACAAAATTGGAAGTTTCAAGGTGTATGCCTTTGATGTCGCCCATGATGTGCCGTGCGTCGGCTTCATTATCGAGCACCCGGAAATGGGCAAGCTGATGTTCGCCACTGACACCATGATGATCGAATACAAATTCAAAGGGCTGAACCACATCATGATTGAAGCAAATTATTCCGACAAAATATTGGACTACAACATCGAGCAGGGTTATATCAATCCTGCCATGAAAGAAAGACTTATGGGGTCTCACATGGAACTGGAGACTACCAAAGGTGTCTTGGCTGCCAATGATTTAAGCCGGGCAAGGGATATCGTTCTCATCCACTTGTCGGGCAACAATTCCAACGGTCAAGAATTTAAAGATGAGGTCGAGAGAGCCACCGGCATTCCGACATACATCGCCAAAAAAGATTTCACAATTGATTTGACAATTTAACATCAATTATATAAAAACATGACGCATTGCTTTGATATAAATGTAGCTACCGAGTATGGTATGTTGGAAGCTATAATTATCAGTAATTTTCAGTATTGGATAACAAAAAACATGGCAAATGAAGTGCATTTCGTTGACGGACATTATTGGACTTATAACAGCACGGCTGCGTTATGCGAATTGTTTCCGTATGCAAGTAAGGACCAAATAAATAGAGCAATCAATAACCTTGTTGAAAGAGGTGTTATTATAAAGGGACATTTTAGCAACAAGCCCACAGACAGAACTACATGGTTTGCATTTTGCGATGAGGCGAAATGGATTTCGCGTACTTGCGAAATCTTAATAGATACAGATAATAAACATACAAATAGTAAACCTAACAATACAAAAGAAAATCTTAAAAAGAAAAAGACTTATTCGGACAACGAGGCAGAGGTGGTGTCATCAATGGAATACAGCGATGACTTCAAAGCCGTGCTTCTGTCTTGGCTCAACTACAAACGAGAAATTAAAGACCAGTATAAATCCGCGCAATCCATCATGATAATGGCCAAAAAACTTGCAGAAATGTCACATGGCACCATTGATATTGCAAAACAAATAGTTGAACAGTCAATTGCTAATAATTGGAGAGGTTTGTTTCCTTTAAAAGAAAACAATGTTAGCGAGACCAAAGGCAAGATAGCTATAGACCCGACAATTCCGGACAGCCAAGGTTATTTGCCAATGAGGTGCGAAAATGTGATTGATGGAAAGCCGGTCGTCACATACATTTATTTACATTAAACATACAATTGTTATGAAACCGATGTTGCTTGAATATAGTGAAAAACAAGGATTTCATTATAATTTTCTTGACCATATAAGTGGTATAAATGGTTTTTACGCAATATCACTATGCGATATTGAAATAGCAAGCGATTTTTGTGCAACGATAAAAGAACAAAATCTACCCTTACAGGAAGTGTTATCAAAGTGGGCAGAATACTGCGAACAGCATCAATATAGATTCCTTTATACAGATTTTAAATAAGCGACAAAAATGCATAGATTATGGACGCGGTAGAAATCAAGAAATGGCATGATGTATTTAAGCGTGACAACGAGTTATTTGAAATACGCATAATAGGAGACAGAACCTGGAGCGGCTATTTCTATAATATTGATGATGCTATAAAATGTTTACAGCCATTTGACAAAGACAATATTTACTATTCCATAAATGAAGTAAAACAGGCGTGTGCGAGTCGTGAGCAATTCAATTGTTTTCGACAGGTTAAGGGCACCGCAACGAGCAAGGGGGATATTGAACATCGTTGGTGGATGCCAATTGATGTGGACTGTGTTCGTCCAACGGGTGTGAGCTCCACGAATGCTGAAAAACAAATGGCACATAAACGTGCTCAAGAAATTTATGTGTTTCTACGCAATTCCGGTTTTAGCGAGCCTGTTATTTGTGATTCCTCATCTGGATATCATTTACTTTATCCTATTGATATGGATAATGTGCAAGAAAGTGAAGATTGTATTAAAGCTTTTCTTGAAACATTATCTAACAAATGCAGTGATGAAAGTGTGAAGATTGATACAGTTCTTTGCGATGCCAATCGTATATTACGACTGCCAGGCAGTTTCGGACGCAAAGGCCGTTCATCCGAAGAGCGCCCGCACAGAATGGCCAAAATCCTTGTAATTCCCAAAGAGATCAAACGCATGTCCATTGAACAGATAAAAGCGTTCAATGCCAACTACGAAATTAAGGTTGAACTTCCCAAACGAAGATTGGGAACATATAATCATTCCGAAGAGTTTAACCTTCGTGATTTTATCACTAAATACGGAATTGAGGTCACAAAAGAGGTTCCAATAAGTGGTGGTGGAACTAAATTCATTCTAAAAGAATGCCCGTGGGATTCATCCCACAAAGCTCCAGATTCGGCATTGTTTGAGCTACCAAGCGGTGCCGTTGCTTTCAAATGCTATCATAACAGCTGCTCTCATTATGACTGGAAATCTTTTAGATTACATTTTGATCCCCAAGCTTATGATAATGACCGACAATGGACACCCAAGTACCAACAGGAGGTGCATCGAACTTTTCAGCCAGATAAAAGAAAGGAAAACGAGCATGTTACAAGCCAAGATGCCGATGAAAAAAAGGGCAGTATTTGGCAGTCGTTGGCTGAGATTGACGATGAGGACAGGAGTAAAATAGTATCAATAAGGAGCGGAATAACCCTGTATGATCGCGAATGCTGTGGCTTCGACAAGCCGTCTTTTAATATATGGTCTGGCAATAACGGCAGTGCGAAGTCAACCCTGTTGAACCAGATTGCACTCAATGCTGTAAATGAAGATTTTAAAGTTGCAATATATTCTGGCGAACTTCGCGGAAAACGTTTAAAGCGCTGGCTTGTATTGCAAGCGGCGGGACGGCGATACAATGTCAAGTCCACATATAATGACTACGATTATTACACTCCGTTGGTGGTCAAGGACAAGGTTGTCAGTTGGCTTGATGGGAAACTATTCAACTACAACACAAAATACAGCCACGACATAGATGTTGTATGTGCCGAAATAGAAAAGATTGTTAAAGAAAAGAAGATTGATATGCTTGTTGCAGATAATCTTTCCTCGCTTGATATTGACGAGTTTGACGGTCAAGTGACAGAACAACAAAAAAACGCAATAAAAACACTTCTTCGCTTAACAGAAAAATTGGAAATCGTAACTCATCTTGTTGTCCATCCCAAAAAAAGCGAAGGCTTTTTACGAAAAAACGACATCAGTGGCGTTAAGACAATAACCGACCTCGCTGATAATGTTTTCATCTGCCATCGCTGGAATCAAGACACACAAAAATCCGCGGCTGATTTTCTTGACAAAAGCAAATACAATGATATACTAACTGCAGGAGCCACCAACATTGTTGAAGTTATAAAACATCGCGAATTCGGACAGGCAGAGGGACATATTTACATGTTGTATTATGAACCTGAAAGCAAAAGATTAAAAAACAGCAAGAATGAAGATATTACTTACGGATGGCAAAAAGAGCCAGTGCAGCTGACAATACCGCAAAACGACATCGAGCCGAACGCATCATTAAATACTGATGACACTTATAATGACAAAGACGATTCCGACGACTGGCTTACGCCAAGAGACGAGGAACCCCCATTTTAGAAATCATACAAAAATAAACCAATAAAAATTCACATCATGAGAAATTACATTCAGTCAAATGTTTGTATGCCCGGTCAATACACCGAGATAAACGGAGATCTATTCATGGCCGTCCCTTATGAATGGCCCGATGGATGCGGCAGATGCCAAGCATTCAACAAACACTCTCCAACTGCCTGTAGCGGCTATTGCTATCGCTGGACCAACGGCAGTAAGATTTGTTTTGTCAAAGCAAAAGAGCCGGACGGCGATTACGATTGTGTTGAAACAGGCTATGGAAGGAACTGCAGAAACATGAAAGCCAAGAAATGAAATGCATCTATAAACTCGAAGACAACCTCAACCTCACCTTAATCCGGCGAGTGGATGACAACGATTTGACCGACCCAGTTCAAGCGGTGGCCAAATATTTGAGGACATGCCGTTTGGACTATGAGGATATCAAGGTAATGAGCGGCGGTAGAACACTGAAAGCCGCTGGCATGAAATTCTATGTGATTAGTTTGCGATAACATCTAAATTGTACAAAACATGACACCACCCAAAAGAGCCATAGAAGAGCTTCAGGCAGATAGCAGCAAAATGCTGTTTATCAACCAAAGGCTTGCGGCATCATATCTACTTGTAAGCATTGCTTTTGACTATATCACCGAAGCCAACGACATCTTGTCCGGCACAGGACTTTGCATCGGAGAAGCCAAGCAATTATTCACAAGACTTCAAAAAGACTTCGATGCATACAATACACGCATGAAGCAATTCACAATCGGAGACGTCAAAAATCTTGACTTCTGTAATGATTATGACGGTCTCAAAAAACTTACCAACGAATATTGTTTTAACTAAAAAGCTTTAATATTATGGAAACAAAGAAACAAGAAAAAATCGTCAAAATCAAAAGTGTTGAAGAACTTGAAGCATTAAATCGCGAGGAATTCTGCTACGCAGCGGCCAATATTCTCAGGGCATGGGATGAAGATTTCACAAACGAAGACAACGGTGAAGTTGTCACCATTGAAAGAACATCCATCCTGTATTCCAAAGGCGAACGCCTTGACCCGGACTCTTTCTCTGCCATATTGTTCCATTTCCAATCTGGCGATTTGAAGGAGGTTGCGCTCAGCAATCAGCAACGACGCGGCTTCGTTATCGAAGATCGTTCATGGGGCGTTTGGGAAGTCAAAGCCTCCGCATACAAGACAAAGCTCAACATACTCCTTTATGCAAACAACGCAGTCACCGCGTACGAGATTGTCAAGGACTACATTGAACTCAACTATAATGGCGACTTTACAGTGAACAGTATTAAAACAGCTGACCAAAGCACCATTATCAACAAAGACTATTCTTATAACCATCTTGGCAGTGAAAGGGAACGCGACTGGTTCTCTATTTCAATGATTATCGAAGTTAGAGACGATGAAAGAATAAGCAGAACTGGTCCTTATGATTATGTTGTGTCGGCTGATACAGCGGACGAAGGCAGAAGTGTTGTCGAATCGTATATCGCCGAGAAACGTTCTGAAAGAGGTGAAACAGCCCCGTTCTCAACAATAATGCAAGAAGCGAAAGTCATCAACTGCAACGCCATCATTCCCGATGAGTTCTGCCTTGCATACAAAAAAGATGACGAAATATGAAAAAGCCTCAATTGTATGTCAAAAACGCCAAAGGCAGATACGAGCCTTATGTTGAGGAGAAGCGGACTGACGAAAACACCATTTACATTAAGCGAAACAATAGGTTTGAACCCGTTTCCCTTAGATTGAACGATGATTGCATTGGCGAGGGCGTTTATGTGGTAAGGCGTCGCATCAACGGCGCCTCATACTCAATGGCACATTGTGATTATATCAGCGACGTCTTCTGCCTTGAAAAAGTAAGCAACAACTATCGGATAACCACGGAGCAGGTGGCGAGTCTTGAAGATTACGCTGAATTCTGCATCCAAGAGTTGCAGAAATTCGAGAAAAGACGCGCCGAGGAACACATTGGCACATCACCATACGAGCGAGTTCAAAACATAGTTGGCAACGTGTTCAAATTCTCCAATATCCTCAAAGAAAAAATTGATAGAGAGAAATCCAACAAACGAGACGATGCCGATGCTACACCGCCATTCTGATAACATTCAAACAAGTCCTTTTATGATTGAACTTAATCATATATATCATGAAGATTGTCTGATCGGAATGCAGCGTATTCCCGACAAGGCTATTGATGCCATAATCACCGATTTGCCATATCAAGTTCTCCATAAAAACAATCCACATGCTCAATGGGACCGACAAATCCCATTTGAGCCTCTGTGGGGGCAATATGAGAGGATAATCAAAGACAACGGTGCAATAGTCTTGTTTGCCCAAGGCATGTTTACCGCACAGCTTATGATGAGCAATCCAAAGTTATGGCGCTATAACCTTGTTTGGAACAAGATGAGGGTGACTGGCTTCCTCAACGCCAACAGGATGCCCCTCCGTTGTCATGAAGACTTGTGTGTGTTCTACAAAGAATTGCCGACATACAATCCACAATATGTTGACGGTGAGCCAAACCATTCACAAGGCAACGGACCGCACAAGATTACAAACAGATGCTATGGCGGTTATGGTAAAGATTACCAAGGCAGGACTTATGATAGGGTTCCGAGAGTTGCCTCCACCGTTCCTGAAGGTAAAAAGATGCCTCGTTCCATTATAAATATCAAAAAGGAACATGAAAGCACTGTTATACACAACACACAAAAGCCGGTTGAGCTGTTAAGGTATCTGATTCGCACATACACCAATCCTGGTGAAATAGTGCTCGACTCCTGCATGGGCAGTGGCACTACCGCCATCGCCGCCATAAAAGAGGGTCGCAGATTTATAGGATTTGAACTCAATGAAGAGTATTACAACAAGTCATTGGCAAGAATCAACAACGCATCAAATCAATTAACATTAGAGCTATGAGTAGAAACAAAAGAAAGAAACAAAAAGAAGACACTTGGGAATCCCCACTATGTGCTATCGAGGATTCCGCAAAGAATCACGCTGAAACAACAAGTGACCATAAAGAGCTTCAAAAAATTAACGATTATCGCGATGTCTGGAGACCGCCATTTCATTCAGATGGTGCCGGATATGTCTATGACAGTGATTGGAATATGGTGTTTACAACAGATTTCCACGATGACGATATCCATGTCGCAAACAACATCGCCGCCTTACTTAATGACGATCCGTCTGCTACCAAGATGCATAATTTGGAGGTTAAACAGGGTTGCGACCTATATCAAGACGGCAAGCTATTGGGATTTTTCAGGGGCTGGGGGCATCTGACCGGCTGTGGCGCTTTGAATCTGCCAGTTAAAAGGGCCACTGAAATCCAAGATGAGTTTATCAAATATTGTTTAACTAAATTACAATAACAGTATGAGCAAATCAAACATAAATTGGACCGAATATACATGGAACCCTATTACAGGTTGTTCCAAACTTTCTGCCGGATGCGCTCATTGTTACGCCGAAACAATGACAAGGAGGCTTCAAGGCATGGGATTGAAAAAATACAGCAATGGTTTTAAACTCACGCTCCATCCGGAACTTTTAGACGAGCCAAAGAAGATTTCAGACCCGAGCATGTTCTTTGTCTGTTCAATGTCAGACATATTTCACGACAATGTTCCGGACTGGTTTGTTGACGAAATAATGAACGTCATTAAAGACACTCCCCAACACACCTATCAAATTCTTACCAAGCGCACTACACGAATGTTTGAGTATTTCAACACAAAGGACACCATACCATCTAACATTTGGCTTGGCACCACCGTCGAACACAACGACTACATTCGCAGAATTGGTGTTATGCGAAGTATTAACCATAGCGGAATTAAATTCCTCTCATGTGAGCCTCTTATAGGCGATTTGGGCACACTTGACTTGCATGGCATTGATTGGGTCATTGTGGGTGGCGAAAGCGGCTCTCAGGCCCGCCCGATACACAAAGAATGGGTTCTGAATATTCAGCGACAGTGCAAGAAGCAAGCTGTCCCATTTTTCTTCAAGCAGTGGGGTACTTGGGGTGAAGATGGTATAAAGAGAAACAAGAAAAGTAACGGCTGCACGATTGATGGAAAAATTTATCAAGAGTGGCCAAAGTCATGGAACGGAGGCGCCAAATGAGTTATGACAAAGGGTTTGCCGACGGTTATATAGCGGCATTGGAATGGTGCCGAGATAATGTAAAAGGAGATTCTCCATATTTTATTATACAGAATAGAATTGACGAATACAACAATATGACAAAAAAAGGAATAATATGACACATAAATGCATAAAAGAACAAGCTATTAAAATTGCAAGAGAAGCTACAGGATATCTTCCCGCAGATAACGAACAGGTAAAAACAATCATGCGTGGTGCTATAAAAATGGCCGAATGGCTTCTTGACCACGCCTGGCATAATTCAAATAAAGAACAACCAGACGGTAGTAGCATGGTAGTGGCCATTCATAAAGATGGCAGTGGTAGCGTACACCAATTCACAAACATTTTCCCAAATATGAAATGGGCATATTTAGATGATTTGAGACTTGAAAAACAACAGACAAGGAGGTAATATATGAACTTTGACAACAAACAACTATTTATTGACAAGAAAATAGACGACATAATTTATACCGTCAATGTTCGTGGCATTGAAGAGCGTAAAATTACAAGGATAGAGGTCGTCAGTGATAGCAGTCTATTGGTCTGTGTTGGTAAATATTATTCTTCCAGGAGCTTTAATGCAGATAGAAATAGTTCTGTTGCAAAAACAGATAATGTCATTTATTACAGTGACATTGATGAAGCGAAGTCTGCATTGTATGAATTGCGCAACAAATACCTTAAAGACCTACGCGATAACATGATCCGTTCCATTAGAGAATACGAAAAAATGTCATCCATTCTCAGAGTGTATAGTGATGTGAATTACACTTATGACGAATGGGAACAATTAAGGAAAGGTGATGACAAATGAGCTACATTGACCAAGACGCAATTGTGCATGATATAGAAGCCATGATTACGGCAAGAAACAGAATTGTTAGTGGCAGCAATGCTTATTCCAAAGAAGCAAAAGACAAGGCGCATATAGAAAAACGTCTGCTGACCCAAATCAAATGCATGTTAAACAACAGAAAGTATCAGATAAAATGAAACAAGTATATCAAAGAATAAAAGATCCTCAAAGAGGAGATTGCTTCAAATGCGCGGTATGTTCGTTGTTGGAGCTTGACTATAATTGGGTGCCTAATTTTGTCGAATTAGGTGAGAATTGGTACGAGGAAGCCATGAATACGTTTTACAAATATGGCTATGAACTGGGAGTCGATACATTATGGAATCCGAATGTTCATTATCTGGAGGATCCAACAGGGGATTGCTGGGGTGACAGAATACTGAATCCAGCTATGACATTAGACGCAATAACTCCCAATGTCGGTATAAACGGTCTGTTTCTTGCCTCGGTATATAGTCCCAAATATACAAATGCGAACGAACACCCTATCAGCCATTTACACAGCGTTTTGTGCGACATCAATTTTCGTATAGTCTTTGATCCACAAGAGGATTACATGCACATTACAAACTATCCTTATGCCAAACTTATAGGTTATAATGGCATTCGTGCCATTGACACGATACGTAAAATCAATTAACATCAAAATAACGAAATCAATAGAAAATGAAAGCAACAGATTTAATGATAGATGACTGGGTTGAATATGGAGAATACATTACCACGGTCAGAAATTTGAGCAATGTAATCGTTTTATCGGGCTGTATTGGGAGGTTGGAAGAAGTCAGACCAGTACCACTTACACCTAAAATCCTTGAAAAGAATGGATTTCACATTAATGGAATAAAAGAAAAAGTGCCAACCGTAATAAACGATTGGTCTGATGATACCTATGTATGGAGCAGACAAGAAACGCCAGATGAGAAAATGATGGTGAGTGTATATATGGACGATATAAACAACTTCTTTGTTGAGGTAATTTGTCAGTACTGCCATGTAAATGGCATTCATATTAGATACGTCCACGAACTCCAACATACATTAAAACTCTGTCAAATCATAAAGGAGATTGTATTATGAGGCATCAACAATTACACAGACCGCATAGCCTTGCACAAACGGCAAGACTTCACAACGAGCGCCGCAGGGATTGCCGAACATGTCCTATCAAATTCAGTTGCAGCGTTGATATCGCGAGAGTCTGCGCTAAAACCTACAAAAAAGGATTCGTTGCCGGATATAAAAAGACTCAGTTGTCTTGTGACGACATCAAGATCATCATCAGAATTGCTGACGAAATGTTTCATGAATACTCACATGACGAACTCGTGGCAATGGGTCAGCAGAGTTATTACAGCGAGGTGCTGAAACGCTACAAAAGAGAGAAAGAGAATGGAAGGAAAGGAAATGATAGTAAAGAATGATAGTAAAGAAGACTATTCGCAAATAGACGTGGTTCATGCCATGGATTGTCTTGAGGGATTGAGGCAGATGCCATCCGATTTCGTGGATTGTTGTATCACCAGTCCTCCATACTTTGGTCTGCGGGATTACGGCGTTGATGGACAAATCGGCCTTGAGGAATCTCCGACCGATTATATCAAACGTCTCGCGGATGTGTTTGCTGAGGTATATAGGGTTATGAAACCGGAAGGGACGCTATGGCTTGTTATTGGCGACAGCTACGCCGGTTCCATGAAAGGTGCTGCCAAAAATCCGGAAAACGCTAAAAAGTACAAACAGGGCACAAACAAGGGAACTCTGTTTGCAAACACTTCTTACAAATACAGATACAACAAGAATCTCCCTTGTAAAAACAAGGACCTTATCGGAATACCTTGGATGGTTGCCTTTGAACTGCGTAATCGAGGATGGTATTTGCGTCAAGATATCATTTGGCACAAGAAAAATTGTATGCCGGAAAGCGTTACCGACCGCTGTACAAAATCACACGAGTATATCTTCCTGATGAGCAAAAGTCCTAAGTATTATTTCAATGCCAAAGACATTGCCGAACCTTGTAATACCCCCCCCATCGCTGTGTTGTGGGTTCTCCAAGGTATGGCGGCAACAAATACACAAAAGACAAAGACGTGTTCTATAAAACCAAGAGCGGAAAGATGTATGCGTATTCAGAAATGAGAAACAAGCGCGACGTTTGGAGTGTGGCGGTGTCACGGGAAAAAGAATCGCATTTTGCTACTTTTCCGGAAAAACTGATAACTCCATGCGTTTTGGCAGGTTGCCCGAAGGATGGTGTCATTCTTGATCCGTTCATGGGTAGCGGAACCACGGCTATGGTGGCGAGAAAATACCAACGTCATTTTGTCGGATTTGAACTTAACAAAGACTATATCGGTATCATTAACAGAAAAATACAAGTAACCCCATATCTTTTTGTATGAGCGAGCAAAAAATAATCAAGGCTTCTGATTGCAAATGCTGTGAATGCGGCAAACAAGCCGAGGTATTCTGGCCAGTCATTGACCCAGACATACCCAGCCATCCATATTGTCGGAAATGCGTGGCGAAAGAACAGGCAAAACTGATGATTGAGTTGGATAAAATTAACAAGAAATATAAAAGAAAATAAAAAAATACAACACTATGAATAACATGAATGATTTAGACAAACAACTGGAGTATATTCGCTCCTGTCCCGATTACAGGGTGTTTGCAATAGACCTGTTTTGTGGGGCCGGTGGAGAAACAACCGGCATCGAACAAGCGAAGATCAACGGAGAGAAATGTGCAAAAGTGATTGCATGTGTGAACCATGACCCCAATGCGATTAAATCCCACGCATCCAATCATCCCAATACGCTGCATTACATTGAAGACATCCGAACACTCAATCTGGGCGGGTTGGAAACGCTCGTAAAAGTCACAAGAGCATCCCATCCGAAATCATTCATCATGTTACATGCTTCGCTTGAATGCACCAACTTCAGCAAAGCAAAAGGAGGGCAGCCTCGCGATGCGGACAGCAGAACCTTGGCCGAACATTTGTTCCGCTACATCGAAGCGATAAAGCCTGATTACATTCAAATAGAGAATGTTGAAGAGTTTATGTGCTGGGGTGATTTGGATAAAAACGGACATCCTGTTAGCAAAGACAAAGGACGCTGCTACATGAAGTGGGTGAACGATGTTACAAAATACGGCTATCACTATGATTTCCGTCTTCTTAATGCGGCTGATTTTGGCGCATATACAAGCCGCAAGAGATTCTTTGGCCTGTTTGCAAAGAATGGATTGGATATTGTATTTCCAATTCAAACACATTCCAAGAAAACAACAGACGGCGGATTGTTCAACATGTATAGTAAATGGCGTCCAGTTCGCGATGTCCTCGACCTTAACGACGAGGGTGAAAGCATATTTGGCCGTAAAAAAGCCTTGTGTGAAAAAACACTTGAACGTATTTACGCCGGATTGATAAAGTTCGTTGCAGGCGGTAAAGATGCTTTTCTCGTCAAGTACAATTCCATGAATACAAACAAGCAATACGCTGCTCCCGGTATTGACGAGCCGTGTCCTACGGTAGCATGTCAAAACAGACTTGGGCTGGCTAAGGTGCAGTTTTTGTCAAAGCAATTCAGTGGTGATCCTAATGGAAAAAACATTAGTTTGGACGCACCATGCGGCACAGTTACATGTAAAGACCATCACGCTCTTGCGTCTGCGCAATTCATTGATGCGTATTATGGCAATGGACACGAGCACTCTATAGAAGAGCCCTCTCCTGTATTAAAGACTGTTGGTCATCTTGCATTGGTAAGCAGTCATTTCATGACAAATGAATATAGCGGAGGTGGACAACTGTCAAGTATTGAGGAACCCAATCCCGCGGTACTGACAACGCCCAAACAAAAGATGGTGTCCGTTCATCAATATCTCATGAATCCACAATACCAGTCTGCTGGTGGAAGTGTGGATAACCCATGTTTTACACTCATCGCTCGTATGGATAAAATGCCGCCATATCTTATTTCTACGAAAGATGGCGTAGGTATAGCGATTTACGAAAACGACACGCCAATGACTAAGAAAATCAAAGAGTTTATGGCACTATACGGCATTGTAGATGTCTGTATGAGAATGTTGAAAGTGAACGAGCTTAAAAAGATTATGGGATTCCCTGAAGATTATGTTCTCGTTGGCACACAATCGGAGCAGAAGAAGTTTATCGGCAATGCCGTTGAAGTCAACATAGGGCGCGTGTTATGCGAGGCTTTATGTTCAAGATTGGCGAGTTAGTTGTAGGAGGTATAAGTTATGATGCGACCATCACAAAAGAAAATAGACGACTTGAAAAACGACAAAGAAGCCGTTGAGGAAATCAACCACTGCCTGTCAGCATCCATGCTTTTGAGAACACTGGCCAAGGGTTATGAAGACCAAGCCAACGCCCTGCTTTCAAAACATGGGCTTATCCTTGGTGAAACAAAGCAGTGTGCCAACGAATGCGACAAGGTTTACGACAGATATATAGCATACATGAAGGGTCTGTTTGTTAATCCCGACACCGCTGGCGAAGAACTCGGACGCGACTTCGACAATCTCATGAAGATTATTGAAGACAACCTTGGACCATTGATTAAGAACTACATTCAATAATTAAAATAATAAGCCATGAAAATTACCATCGAATTAACAATGCCGCAATTAAACGAATTGTTAAAGCAGGACATCTTCAGCGATGTTACCCTCAAAATCATCGAAGACGAGATTATTGTTCAGTCAATAATTCCTGTTCTCGACAACCTCAAACAAGGGGAACCAAAAACTGATTCCAAGCCTAAGAAAAAAGGCGCATTTCCACGTGCCAAAAAGTATGACGTGTTCAAAGACGGCGTATGGACCATTTGTGACAGCCAGCAAGAGGCAGCGCAACTTATCGGATGTCATGTGACAAGTATCTCGAAAGAACTGAAAGGTAAAGGCGAGATTACAGTAAAAGGCTGTAAGGTGCGCCTGCATTCATACGAAGAACTCGACAAAACACTTGAAGAAATTGAGAAGCGCAGCAAGGAACCATACCATTTCACAAAATAAGGAAGCGATAGGAGGAATCTTTATGGGTATAGCAGACTATATTTATATCACAATAGTTTCCGTCTTTGTTTGTGGTGGCCTTGTGTATCTTTTCAAGCCGAAGAAAAAGGCAGCTGGGTTAAACGCAACCATTCTTAGGCGTTATCGCACGGAAGCCTATGGCCATCTGATATTTATAGGCTCTTGGAGCGGTTATTGGAAAACAACAATAGATGGCATTGTTTATCGCAGCGATCGAGTAAGTGGTTTTAAGTATATCAAGGGCGATTATGGCGATTTTGTCACAAATGCTATTCTTGATAGGGTTCGTCTTGTACGCAATAAAACCGAAGAGATAAAAGCCCTCCAACTACAAAATTACGGACGTGAGCGTTGGATTGATTCAAATGGTAATGCGGATGTTGAAATACCAGTTGTATGATTAACAACGTTTACAACATAGACTGTATGGAGTTCATGGCGGGGTGTCAAGACAAGGCTTTTGACATTGCCATCGTTGATCCACCGTATGGTCTTAATCCAAAAAGCACACAGGGGGGGGGTAGGCTTAAAAACCGCTCCCTAAACAGAGGCAACATACAGAAATGGGACTTCAGGCCGCCACAGGAATATTTTGATGAATTGTTCCGAGTGAGCAAGAATCAGATTATCTGGGGTGGCAATTACTTTAACCTGCCACCTACCCGGTGCTTTGTTTGCTGGGACAAGATGCAAGTTTGGGAGAATTTCTCGCAATGTGAAATGGCTTGGACTTCATTTGACAAACCAGCGAAACTTGTCCGTATAGCGAATCGAGGCGGCAGTTTGGATAAAATCACATGGCATCCTACGGCAAAGCCGGTGTCACTATACATATATTTGCTGAAAACATTTGCCAATCCCGGCGATATCATCCTCGACACCCACATGGGTAGCCAGCCGTCAAGAATAGCAGCTTACAAGATGGAATTCGACTTCTATGGCTGCGAGATAGACCCTGAATACTTCAAAAAAGGTTGCGAGAGGTTCGACCGCGACTGCTTGAACGAAACCAAATTACCAGACGGAACAACTTTAACACAGGCTAAACTAATTTTCGACTGAGTATCTATATATCTGATGTATATCTGTCGAAAAACTATGTCAATGCCAACTAAATCAAAGCATCAGAACAATCACCATATAAAGGACATCGCAATCTCCAAAGACGCGGCCGGAATCAAACCGCGTCTTGGATTTGTGCTCAAGAAAGAACCGACCATAGTGGAATCCATGTGTGTTCTAAGCATACTTGGAATCAGCAACCATAATTGTCGGAAGTGGTTCAAAGACGACATTGATTTTCAAGAATATCTTGAACAATGCCGTTTGGCGCTTATTGAGTTTCTTAAAGGCGCCGCAGACTTCAATTATCTATGCAACGAGGCGATGTTCTACAATGAAAACCTTCTGCCCGACCTACCTAAATTCCTTTCCATGATTCTGTATCTCCATGAGAAAGGCATCATCTAAATCAAATCCATATTACATCTTGACGTTGGGTTAAAGCCCGACGAAAAATAATGCTTTTCAAGCATTTCGACGCTGGTTCCACCCTGCTTGGCGATAACAAACACGCTTTCTTTCATTTCCTTACATGCAATTGTGAATGCCGTGTGTCGGAACATGTACACAGTCAGTTCCGGAAATCCCAATGGTTTCTCCATCTTTGACAAGAAAGTGTTTATTTGAAACAGAACCCTGTTCCATTTGCTGTAATGCTTTCTGTAACTCACAGGGTCTTTGTAGTTCCAATCATACTCATTTAGGGCAAATGGAAACACATAGCCTTTTGAAGACTGGCCTTTGTATTTCTTAATAATTGCAATCGCCTTATTGGACAAAGGGCATTGGGTGGAAGGCAATCCCATGTTCTTTTTCTTCTCAGGCACATAGTCAATGTAAAGAATGTTATTGTCCGACATGTATATGTCGCTGTACTTTAACTTCGCCACGTCGATAGGGCGCATCTTCATTTCATACAGGAACAATGCAAAATCGCGGTACAACTCGTATGATTCCGCCGTTTTCTTGGGCGTAGAGCCGTTTAAAAGTTTGGATAGGTCATACGACTCGAATAAAGCCAACTGTTCCTTAGACAAAGCCCTGATGCGTTTAGCGTCCCTTTTGGGTGCATGTTTTGCGATGCTAAACTTGAACACATTGTGATTGCGATGCTGCTCTACGGCCTTATTGCAAACCGAAATGAATAATTTCATCAGGTACTTGTAATTGACGCCGCCTAATTCCGACAACACAAACTCCGAAAACTCGTTGACATGCTCGCTGCTCAACTCTTCAATTGGAACCTTTATGATTTTCCCTTCCTTTTCAAGTTTTCGCAAAAGATTCAAGTACAACTGGTATGTTGAACTCGGCTTCTGAATAAAGTGTTTTGTACATGTCTTTTGCTCCGTAATTATCTGTCTGATAAAATCCCCCATAGTCAATTTCTTGACCACCGTGGAGTCTTCGTTCTTAACAACGGTCGCATTGTCGTACAGCATCAGCAGCTCGTCGCATGTCGCCGGATGGAAGTTGTTATTCACCAACTCAAATCCGCTAACGAACGTCTTGATAGCCGCATTGTTGCTGATTGCCTCCATTGTCGGAGCCATGAACTGTTGTTTTTTGCGGTCCCACGTACTGAAATCAGGGTTGACAATTCCCGGAACCATCCTTCTTCTCTGCTTGGTGGTCCCTTTTGTTTGCGCAAACAAGTAGATGCCGTCATCCAACGGCGCTACGCGCAGGTTTACTTTTGTCTGAGATTGTTGTGCCAT